GTCAGCCCCAGGTGGCGCAACCTGTTACCGAGATGCAGCAGACGCAACCCGCTTTTCAACGGACGTTTGTCCACACCCGAGACGAGGGTTAAATGGCGACTACAACGCAGCAGAAGAAAGCCAGGGTCGTCACGAAGCCGTCCGTGTCGGGACTGTGGGCAATGACCAAGCTGGACCCCAATGCCGAGGGCAACATCGAGTGCCCGTTTTGTGGTTGGCAGGCGACGTTCGGGGAAGTCGACGAGCAGAAGAATGCCGTTGGACATCACCTGGACCAGGAGCACGAAACGAAGCTGGAGTTTGCCCGGCTGCACTGGACGGAATTGGGATGGGATGCATACACGAAGCTGAAGGACATCGAAGCCCGAGAAACACTGGACGAGTTCAACCCAACGGGCCTGGATGTGACCGACGACTTCGAAGACTTCGACTACCTCTATGTCGCTGACGAGATCAAGGACAAGGTCCGAGGTCGAGGTGGCGAGCTTCGGTGGGTGACGGCCAAGAACGTCGACCGATACAAAGATCGGGGAATGGTCATGGTCGAGCGCGGGGACGCAGATATGCCGAACCAGCACTCGCACGAAGACACGTCAGCTCGCGCAAACGAGCTGGTGTTGATGGAGGTTCCCAAGCAGCTGAAAGAAAAGCGCAACGCACTCAAGCGGGAGATGGTTCGACGGCAGGGCGAAACCGTCGCCAGGCAGGAGAACCGCGAGAACTCGCAGAGTGATTTAGGCAGGAACGCATACGACTACTACCGGAGGCAGGGGATGCCGCACGAAAATGCCATGCGTCTGTCACGCACAGTAGAAAAGCGTGTCGACTCTGGCGATGCAGCATTGCCAACTCCGGTCCCTGGCGAAAATCGATATACGCATAGGAGATAGAAAAAGCGATGGCAAATGCAGATACCCCTAATGGGTTTTTGGCGACGCCTTTGCTGCGAGCGAGACCATACAGTGTCGATGCCAGTAACTCCACGGCACTGTTCATCAACGATCTCGTCAAGTACGAGAACGACGGCAACATCACGCCAGCTGATGCCGGCAGTGATTACATCTTCGGCGCGACCCTCGACCTTCTTGCTGCCTCGACAGCAGGAACCGTCGCTGTCGCAGACCATCCGCAGCAGGAGTATCACGCCCAGGATGATGCCGCAGCAACGGGAGCGCAGACTACCATCTTCAACAACTGCGATCACGTAGCCGGAACAGGATCGTCTACCACGAACCTGTCGGGTCACGAACTCGGTTTTGGCAGCCTGGCAGCGACGGTGGCGACGTGCCGCATTCTCGATGTCGTAGCAAATTCAGCAAACTCGGCAGGAGACAATGCCGTTTGGAGAGTTCTGCTTAACGAGCACGCCCATAACTACAAGGGCGCGGTCGTTTCTAATACTGGTATCTAACGTCTTTAGGAGGATTGGATAATGCCAGCAGTAGCAAGGACTGCCAACTTCCCGAATGATACCACTCTACGCGGTATACACATGATCGTGTATCAAGCGTGGTCTCAGCGGGACCCCGTTGGTAGGTCAATCTTCAATACCTATGACTCGACACAGATCCGTGAGCACTCGCTGACATTCGGCGGCTTGGGGATTATGGACGAGAAAAGTGAAGGCGAGAGCATCAACTATGACTCGCCGGTAGAAGGCTTCCTGAACACCTACACGCACACCGTGTTTGCGAAGGGTATACGCATCACGATGGAGCAGTGGTCTGACGACCTCTATGGTGTGATGGAAGACAGTCCTTCCGAGCTTGGCCGCATGGCCTACGCCACGGAAGAGACAACTCTGTCGAACCATTTCAACAACGGCTTCGACAGCAGCTACACAGGACCGGACGGTAAGGAACTTTTCGCGACCGATCACGTTCGCGAAAACGGAGCTTCCTATCGCAACGAGCTGTCGACAGCTGCCGACCTCTCGACGACAAGTCTTGAGCAGGCTCTGATCGACTTCAGGAACTTCCGTGATGGTGGTGGCAAGCGACTCCAGGTCAAGCCGGAGACGCTGCTCGTGTCGCCCGACAATCAGTTCAATGCTGCTCGCATCCTCGACAGCAACCAGACGCCAGAGGACAACACCAACGCCGTACAGCCGGTCAACGGCCTGGGCCTGACAATGCAGGTCTGGGACTACCTAACCGATACGGACGCCTGGTTTCTCCTGGCATCGAATGACAACCACAAGCTCAACCTGTATGAGCGCGAATCGTTTACGACTTCGGACGTTTACGATTTCGATACGGGTGATATCAAGTTCAAGGGCTTGTTCCGTCAGTCTAGTGGCTGGGCAGATCCTCGCGGTGTGTTCGGTTCACCTGGAGCGTAACGAAACCTCGCCAGCAGTGTAGACTCGCTGGTATGACAGAGGGGGGTGAGTAGCTTCGGCCAAAGCCCCCGTCTCCAATTCTTTCTTGAGGAAACAATGGCAAGACTTGATAAAATCGACGGCAGATGGGTCAACCTGGAGAAGCCTGGAGGCCAGGTTTTCTTCATAGGCGGCGGCACGCCTGCCGTCAATGGCATCGGTGCCTCTGATACATACAAGGGCACTCGGCCAGAAGAACCGTTGAGCACGCTGTCAGGTGCTCATAGCGCGGCTGTCTCAGGTCGGGGAGATACGATCGTTTTGCTGCCGGGCACATTGACGCTCACGTCATCCGTGACGATCAGCAAGGATGATATCACCATCGCAGGACAGGCAGGAGACTCTCCTATAAAGCCGTCTGCGATCACGTTGAATCTGAGTTCAACGGGTGATGGTATCGGTGTAACGGGTGCCAACTGCGTGATCGAAGACTTGCATTTCAATGCCAGCTCAGCGGCAAACACGTCGCGCATCGATGCTGGTGCAGCAGGCTTGACGGTCAGGGACTGCACGTTCCAGTGTGGAAGCAATGATCTTGAAACGATCACCATTCCGGCAGCTGGTTTGCATACGACCGTCATCCGTAACCGGTTTGTGATTACAGCGAACGGGCCGGATGCGGCGATCGAGATTGAAGCCGCTGGTGCCCATCACATCACGATCACTGACAACCTGTTTATGGGTCAGAACAACACCAATCAATGGGATACGGGAGCGATCAATTCCGGCGTAGCCCATCTCGATTGCTATGTCGCCAGGAACGTGATGACGGATGGTGAGGCCATCATCTTCTCCGCAGCAGCTACGGGAATGATCGAAGGGAACATCATGGGATACGGCACATTGGGATCGATGCTTGATCCTGGCTCTTGCATGTGTGCCGAAAACTATGAGGCTGATGCAATCAATCAGTCTGGCCGACTCTTCCCTGATACAGTCGCTTCGTAAGGAGAGTGATGTATGGCTGTATCTGAGAATGCAAAAGCGTTCATCACCCATCAATGTAACGAGCACGGTCGAACAACAGATGACGTGGCTCGTCGGTGGAGCAACACATACCCCGATGACACCTTCACTGTTGCAGAAGCGAATGCTGTACTTGGCCTGAAGCCTGCCAAGAAATCCAAGAAGGCAAAGAAGGTGAAGAAGGCCAAGTAGACACCAGCAGGAGGGGCACTCCCAGGGAGTGCCCCTCCCTTGAAAATGACAATGAGGAAACTTTCTAATGGCTGCACCGACGCCTAGCACCTATTCGCGGAATGTCGGTCACGCTGGGTTCCTGAGTTGGAATGCTGTTTGGGCAAACACCGACCAGATGGCTGATGTAGTTGTGCTCGACCTGTCGGCCCTGGACTACACGTCATCGCTGACGATTCAGCGTGTGATCTGGATGGCGACGAGCGGGATCGAGTTCACTCTGGAGTTCAAAGACGACAGCTCCGATGAGTTTCTTTTGAGTTCGGCACTTGCGCCAACGGATCAACAGGATGTCGACTTCACCTGGAACGGCCTGGAGGGAGCAGTGTATACCGGCTCCGGCGGGACCGGCGACCTGGTGATAACGAGCACGTCAGCTGCATCGGCTGACGAGATCAACCTGTTCATTTGGTACCGGGTGGATTGATGGCATGGCGAAAACACTTGGGGCGACGATCAATGAAGCTCTCCGCGTAATAGGCGAGCCGGACATCACCGCGTTTACCAGCGCGAACCAGCTTCAAAATCTGCTGATAGACTCGGCCAACGAGGCTGTACACGACCTTCTGGAAGCTGCCAGGTATCGGTGGGGACTGAGTCGTGATGCGTTTCAGACGCACGCCAAGCTGACAACAGGGGGCGTGAACGTCACCAACGGATCGACGACCGTCACCTCCAGCGATTCGGATGGCAATGGCGCGAACAACTTTACCAATGTCGCTGCCGGAGACTTCATCCGCGTCGGAACGGATCTGGTCAGTTATGAGGTGGCCTCTGTCGATACGGGGAGTTCTCCCGACACTCTGACGCTTGCCGATGCCTACCAGGGTACGACGGTATCGTCGGGGGCGTCTTATGTCGTCCTCCGCGATGTGTATCCCCTATCGATCTCTGGTCTCGATGAGATCATGATCGTGTCGTATGGGAACAACTCTGCGTTCACTGGTTCGGATGAGATCCAGCTAACGAACATCCAGAACATCACAGAGAGAGCCGGCGGGGACCTTCACCGCAATACTTCGGGGAAGCCTGGCTGGATGGCGCAGATTGAGCCGGACAGCTCTGACAACCCGCAATGGCTGCTCTGGCCGTATCCCTCCGATGTGTATCACATCGAAATCTGGCACACCATCAAGTACACGTCGAACTCCACGTTCAGCACGCAGATGTTTGAAGGCCGCGCACCG